GAGTATGGATAACTCTGTTGGTGTCAATCCCGAAAGAATCAAAATAAGACTGAGGAGTACCAAACTCACTATCATAAAACAATAAAGCAGCATCTTCATATTTGTCCATGTATGATTTTGCCATCAATAAACTAAAGGCAGTTTTAAAATGTTTTGATGGTCCAGCCCACATTGTAATTCCTGGAGTAAGACCACCATCTAATCTACCTGACAGTGCCACATTAATAGCTGGAACTGTGGTAGGAATCATATCCTTCTTGGTGAAGAATTTTGAATTTGCAAGAATAGCAGAATCTTTAATCGTGCTATTCTTTTTAATCTTATCTAAAATGCTCATATTATCCTTTCAAAAATTCTAATAACTCAGCTTCACTCATCGATCCTACTTTACGTTTAATTTCTGCGCCAGCATCATTGAGTAAAATCATTGTAGGAACAGAACGAACATGCCACTCGGCAGAGATTGATCCAGAAGTATCTATATCATATTCTTCAATGGGTATAGTAATTTTATCTTCTGCGCCTTTGATAGTCATCGCTAGACCTTTGCATGGACCACACCATGATGCGTGAAATTTAAGTGCTTTCATTTTATTCCTTTCAATAATTATACTCTATTTTTTATTTAATGTAAACTTTTTATTTGGAACATCGAACACAAAAGTAATGCGAGTGCAATCTCCAATATTTTCAGTTCCATGTTTAAGTTTATTGTTGAACCACAATAGAGTTCCTGGCTCAACATCGTAGTGTTCATCTCCAACAAAATACCTGTATCTACCTACGATTGATAGATGGTATCTGTCTCTTGTCTGATAATAACTACCTTCATCTATATGTAGTCCTACAGTTCCTCCGACTGGTAATGACAAGAAACCGCAACGATCAAATTTCTTAAAATTTCGTTTTAAGAAAGCAACAATCTCTGTGTGTCTGTCATAGGCTGGTGTCTTGATGCAAATGTCAGTATCACCAACGTAGTCTTCTTTCTTTTCGACTCCACCCATTACAAGTTGCAATACTCCAGCCTGAACATCTTTGTACCCACGATCAATTAATGATTCAACTTCTGCAATCTTACGTTGACCACCCCAATCTTCTGGATACTTATCCAACTGTTTCACTATCTTTGAAACATTTATTCCTGTTTTAATAACTTTAATATTATCCAAAGAAATCCTCCAATGAAGATTGCTCTTCTACGTTCCAACCAAGTGATTGAATAATGTTTTGAACTGCATCGAGAAATGTTTTCTGAAACTGAAGATCATAATCAATAAAATTATGTAAGCCAAACTCTTTTGGAAGTTCTTGTGGAAATGCAATAACATCTTCGTTGAATGGATTTGGTTTCTTGACATAGATGAACCTAATCTTATCACCATCTCTGATTAGTTGATACTTCTTCTCAAGACCCATCTTCTTCACATAGTGATTATACAACAAGGAACCTCTAACATGAATCGGTGTTCCTTTAGTATATATTGGCGAACCAGCATACTGCCTAGTACCATTGACACCACGAGGAAACGCAATCTCTTCAAGTGGCAACTTGTTAAACTCTTCTCGGAATTTAATTATGTAACTATGTAGATTACTTTGATTACCTTCAAGAATAACATTGATTGAGTCTCTCAACTTATCACGAATAACTGCAGGTGTTGAAGACTTGATCATCTCAAGACCCATCACCTTGATCTTTGGCTTTGCGTATTGAACACCCTCAGAGTTATGCACGTTAAGCACGTATCTTTTCTTGGCAGTCCAGATACCTTTATCGGCAAGAACCTCTCGCTTCATAATCATCTTCTGAGAATATGCATTCATATACTCAGCAAGTTCTTGATATCCTTTATCAATGAATGGTTGGAAAATATCTTCGCAGATCTTATCCATAAACTTAATCTTTTGGTCAGTGGTCTTTCCTACGCATGCACCTTCGACAAGATCTTCCAAAGAAAGATAGATTGAATCTGTATCTATTGCAATAACATAATCTTTACCATCACTCTTTAGTGTTTTATTCATAAAGGAATTTAACTTATTAGCCATCCATCGAATCGATAGTTGACCAGAAGTCGTGATACCTTCAGCCATGCGAAGATCAAAGTATCTAAAATACTGATTACCCATGGCACCATAAGCAGAGTTCAACGCAATTTTCATTGCCATCTGCAGATTGTTAAGTCTACTGATATCTTTTAAAAGAGATTTCTTGGACTTATCATTTTGATATTCCTGTTCAGCTTTCAACATTTGCTTTTTATATTTGCTCCTGTCGATATACATCTTTTCCATAAGTTCTGGCATGAACCCTTTGATATCTTTACGATAACACCAGCCATTGGCAGTAACAGTTAAGTCTCTACGATGACCATGTGAAGTATCAACTTCTTTGTTGAGTAACTTCTCAACATTAACAGACAGTTTATCTTCTGTCAATGTCTCAGGACTAATGTTATACTGCATAATCAAATGCGGATACAGTGAGTTCAAGTCAAAGGAAGCAATCCATTTATGCAATCCTACGATAGGATCTTTAACATACGCACCTTCAAACTGAGCATCTTTACCTATGTGTATTTTCGCTGGGATAGCAATCTTCTTCTTCAAAAGGTGATTGTAAATGATCGCATCCCACATACGTACCTGACTAAACACGTCTGCATAATTAATCTTGGCATTATACGCCATAGTTATACACAACTCAATCAAACGCATCTTATCTTCAAGTTTGTCAACCAACTCTACGTCATGAATGTTATACTCAACAAACTGCTGCCAGTGATGCGTGTAAAATTCTTTAAAGGAATCTTCAGGATTCACTTTCTTTTTATCACCAAGTTCTTGTTCGGCAATATAATCTAGACGATATGATTCTTGTTTTGTGTACGTAAACTTTTTATACAACTCAAGATAATCTAATTGAGCAACACCATGGATATCGTAGTGAACCTCTTCGTTACCTTTAATGAAAGTCTTGCGTTCATTGAGATAACCCCATGGAGAAAGTTTTCTGGAAACTGATTCGCCTAGTTCACGATCAATACGCTTTACAAGATATGGTACGTCAAAGAAGTCGGTGTTCCAACCAGTGATGACATCTGGATAATTATTTTGCCAGAATGACATAAACTCTTTTAACAGATGTTGTTCGTCTTTACAAGTAATGTAAATTAGATCATCACGATTATGGACAAAAGGACGTGCACCAAAAGTAATAATCTTCTTTGACTGCAGATCTTTAATCGTGATCAAAAGAATTTCTTCGTTGGCTAATTTAATATCTGGGAATCCAGATTCAGTTGCAGTCTCAATATCAATGGTGAAAACTTTAAGGTGTTCCATGTCCCAGCGAACATCACTTTCATAAGTGTCGCTAATATATTGACAAACATAATTAGTGTTACCAAAGATATCAAACCCATCTACTTCTTCATATCGTTTGACAAACTCTCTGGTTTCTTTTACAGATCCAGGTTTGATTTCATCAATGACAGTTCCCTCGAGAGTACGCCATTCACTGGAGTCTTTCTTCGAGGGAACATAAAGAGTTGGATAGAATTCTACTTTGGTACTAAATGGTTTGCCGTTTTCATAACCTCGGACACACATTCGGTCGCCCAAAGGAAATACGTTCGTGTAAAATAGCATTAAGTTGTTTTTCCATACATTAACATCATAGCATCTAAAGCACAGTCATGAACAGGATGATGTTTGATAACTGAAGCACGATTAAAGAGAGGATGGTCAACATCACAGTAACCATTGGAAGAACCAGTCAATAAATCAACAGCAGTTCTTATATCTCTCCACATATTATACTCTGTAATTGGTTGCATGTCAAGTTTTTTAGCCAACGAATCAATTACCATTTGATCCATCGATCCACGTGCCCACATTGTTTGTTTCTTGGCATCTGGAAACTTGTTCATATAATTGTGAAGAATGGTTATTGCATCTTCAGCAAGAACATCAATTGAGTTTGGTGCAAGAGAAACACTTTTTATATATTCGTGTTGGTTCTCCCACCATTCTAATGTGCTAACATCAATCGATCGGTTTAGTCGAGCAATTTGATCTTTGGAATTTAGTTTAACAAAACAAGCATTATCAAGAAGATCTTGATATGTTGGACGTTTATCTACGTCAAATTGAATTAACGCTGCAGATAAAACCACAGCGTTAGATTCAACTCCAAGTGTTTCCACATCGAATATAAACATTAATAATCCTTGATTTCGCCTTCTTTTGTAAAGAAGTTTTCAATTTTCAGTTCATCTGACCAACCAGAGCAGTAGTCATTATCTATATCAGAAAGTTCAAGTGCTTCTTCCAAAGAAACAACCCTGTCAGATATAATGGTTTCACCGAGCCACTTTTGAGAAAACTCTTTTGCTTCCTCAAGTGTTACAGTGTCCAATGCATATTCTGGATGATCCTTCGGTGCTTCAACCATGTAGCGCATGCGATAGGTGCCAACAGTTTCAATTAGAACCCATACAGTTTCTTTTTCTTCTGGTTGCTCTAACTCAGCAATACGAGAATTTAAAATGCTCACAGCAGTATTGTAATGACCAGTACCTTCAGTATGAGGATTGTAACGACTTAAAAGTTCGTCACGTTCTTGTTTTAACACATCGATATATGAATTATTCATCTTTAAACCTGCCTTTCATTCTTTCTTGATACTCTTCTTCATGCTTATCGCATAAAGTCCTAAGCCAACTACCATAGCGTCCTTCTCCTGGATTACCACATTCTTCACAGGTAACTGAAGCCATTGATTCAGCCATACTAACCATTCCACTAATTTTATCATCACCACCTGTGTAGTAAAAACGTAAACCACCAAATTTTTCTTTTACTTGATCAACTGTAACTTGTTGTACAATTTTTGGTATGTCACGTAGATCATCAGGATTTTCTGCATTCCATTTTAGTGCAGATTCATTTCTTTGAATAGACCAATCAATAACATGCTGAATGTTACTACATAACTGGTTGATAATATTAAACCAACCATCACCGCAAGAGAAACAACAACACATGGCTGTTTCTGTCATCGGTAGATTACGATTTACAAATAACTTTGGATACGTCTTACATAAGTAACTATCTAATTCTTCTTTCATATTAGCTCCATGTTCTATGTTTTTCAGCAACCCATTCTATACCATCGTACTCATCGATTTGCCATTCAACATCATCAGGAATCTCTACAATTTTTATATCTGATGCAAAGCCATCTACATCTTTAGTCATCTCTTCAATTACTGCAATCAAATCTGGATCTGTACGATCTTCGCAAAATTGATAATCACTTAGGTAGTAATCATTATCACCAGCATGTCCTGCTTCAAAATAAGACGCACCCAAGAATGTTCTATTTTCTTCATTATCAACTTTATCAAATGCAATACCTTTGCGATCAAGTAATTTTTCAAATGCTTTATTTGAAATACCAAATCCACCATAGCATGTATTAATTGCGATTTTCATTTTGCTTTTTTCACTTTCAAAAATTTATGTATCAATTTATCCTTTATCATATCAGGAATAGTAAGATACGGAAACTCTAAAATAAATGGACACCCACGTGTACCCCAACGATTACTTGATAAGAAACCTTTATATAAATTCACATGTCTAGTATTCTCTAAATCAAATGGCACTTTTTGTTTTATCAAAGACTCAATTATCATTTAACATCCTTACTCGAATCTGCAATATCTTTATCTTCACGTAACTCAATAAACACTGGAAGGAATAAACTTTCCTCACCTTGTTTGTTGGTTATACGACTATTATACTTGATAGCGACTATTCTGTCAACTAAATTTTCAGCCCAATATTGTTTGCGTTGCAAATCACTAAAGCCAGAACCAACTGAAACTCTTACAACTCCATCTGCAGATTCACAAACTATTGCACCAAGCATACCTTCTGCTTTGCCTTTGCCTTCTTCCATAGCAACAATCTTAAGA